GCTTTTTTTTCGCTTGGGACATCTTTAAAATCAAGCACTTAGAATATGTATATGTTCTTTATATACATATATATTAATAGTACTATATCTATGTAGTATATGTAGTAGTTAGGGTATTGATCTTAATAGGCAGTGTATGGTGGTTCTATTATGTTTCTGGTTGGCCTATAGCTCAATATATGGGTCCGCTTCGTATTTTTTAGGGTTGATTTGGGTGCGAGTCCTTGACTAGATGTACCTTATAGTATAGTTTGGTGGGTACTTCATGTTGGGAAATAGTGCATGAGAGGCGTTTTCTGTCTCCTTTTACGTCTCTTGTGCACAACTTATCTAACTGAAAGAGATATCGCCTTCTACATACCTTAAATGAAGCGAGAAGGGCACTTGAAAAGAAGAATACATATCAATCAACACACTATTAAAAAAAACCAGAAAACGGGCGAAAGAAAACCAGTCATTTCCTGTAAAACGTATAAGGAAAATATATATAGCAATTCGGTAGAAATTTTAGGACCTTCAAAGGTAGTGTATTCTCCTGACAAACCATTATCGTGTGGTGCGAGGGTTTGGATAGAAACGACATCGGAGGTAATATATGGAAGATGATGGCAATAGAACGTGTACAGTTTGCGATAGTCCCTTTGATATTATTGGAGAGGGTGGCATAGACGGATATATAGGAATTTTATCAGTAGCGTTCTGCCCTTTTTGTTATGCAGGAATTGTGGATATGGTGCAACAACTACATGGATTAGATGATGACGAGTAAAGAATGGATAACGCCAGATATATTCTTCAAGAGGTGTTCAGTAGCGTTTGGGAAGTTTGATTTAGACGTGGCTGCAGATGAGAATAATGCAAAATGCGACCTGTCCCTGACAGAGGGAGACAATGCTTTATCGATCAACTGGTCTAAATACCTGTCTGATAGAGAAATATATACTAAACATATCTGGTGTAACCCTCCTTACCATAAATTAATCTCTTGGGTATCGAAATCTATAGAGGAAGCAGAGAGAGGTTGCACTGTAGTGATGTTATTACCTTGGGGTAGATGGGCGAAGTGGCACGAATTGATAGTCAGACACGCAGAAATGGTGAGGGTAGTGGGAAGGATACAGTTTGAACTAGATGGAAAAACTCCAAGTAATGCTCCCTCTTGCAATATATTAGCAATAATGAGACCTACAATAGAAGGATTTCGCTTTCCTACAGGGTTTACTAATTCGGAGATAGACGCAAAATGAGTAATTATCTAGTTACAGGGGCATTTGGTTTCATCGGATCACACTTTGTAAATAAAATGTTAAAGGAAAACCATAAAGTTATTGGAATTGACTCGATGTCCACGGATTCTGATTTCTCTCTCAAACAGGAACGTCTTCACTTTCTGAACAACGCTGTCAAATACATAGATAACAGTAATAAAAATCCTAGAGATTTTATGTTTATGGGGTTGGATTTGTCGGAAACCAGTTCCATAGACAAATTGGGACAGTTAAACGAGAAAATGAAGGTAGATGCAGTCATTCATTTGGCAGGAAGTGCAGGAGTGAGGCGTTCCAACGAGGAACCAGCAAGGTATATACAGAATAATGTGATGTCTACAGTAAATTGTTTAGAATTTTGCCGAAAATTTTCGATCCCTAAATTGGTATTAGCCTCCACTTCGAGTATATATAGTGGTGCAAAGATGATTCCTTTCATGGAACACGACCAGATAGGCAATATGTTGTCAGTATATGCCGAATCAAAGAAGATGGCAGAAGATGTTTGTTCTACCTACCATCGATTTCATGGAATTGATGTCTCTATACTGCGTTTTTTCACTGTATATGGAGAAAAAGGCAGACCTGATATGAGTGTAAGCAAGTTTATTGAGTGTATCAGTAACAATAAAGAACTGATAATGTACGGAGATGGATCACAATCCAGAGATTATACCCATGTACAGGACATATGTGAAGGAATACAGAAAGCATTAATCCCCGTTGGCTGCGAAATATTCAATTTAGGTAGGGATGAACCTGTCAGTGTCAAGGAAATTATTACAAAACTAGAAGAAATTATAGGAAAGAAAGCAATTATACGTTCCGAACCTAGACATTCTTCCGATATAGACTGTACCAATGCCGATATATCAAAGGCGAAACGTATTTTAGAGTGGGAACCGAAGATATCTATTGATGCTGGATTGAAAAGAGTATGGGAATACTATGGAAGATAGGTTCGATACACTTCTTGACGAGATGAAAAGGATCAACAGAGAGAAAAGACACGACTACGCTAACAAGAAAGATGTCTTCGCTAACTTCAGAATATGTGAGTTGGGAGGTATTCCAGCTTGGAAAGGCTGTTTAGTACGCTTATCCGACAAATTTAGTCGCATAATGCAATTTATGAAAGCAGAGAAACTGAAAGTGAAAGATGAAAAGATAGAAGATACCCTCCTTGACTTAGCTAATTATGCCTTAATTACCCTTATTCTGTACCAAGAAAGTAAAGACCGACCAAAATAGTCGCATTTCATTATTTATATTTCTTGCATTATTTTCATTTTTGTGGTATAATAGGAGTTCGATGCCGAAAGTTTAACAAAAATTGGGGTAAAATGTGGCAAAATTAAATAAAAAGACTGGATTAGAGCCAAGAGAACAACGATTTGTCGAGAATTATCTCGAAAATGGTGGAAATGCCACAGACGCTGCTAAAAAGGCAGGGTATTCTGATTCCTATTCTAGAAATGCTTCTAAAAATATATTAGGAAAACCTCGCATTAAGACTTATCTAGAAAAATTCTTCTCCAAACAGGGTATATCAGAACGTATGCACAGGGCATATATGCGTTTAGACCAAGCATTAGATGCAACTAGACCTATGAAATTTGGTACTGGTGCAGGAATGACTGTCGAACACGTGGAAGATTGGCCTTCTAGGTTAGATGCTATTAATAAAATATTAAAGATTAAAGGGGATTTCTCTCCAGAACAGCACGAACACGTTTTCCAAAGTATGTTTGAGGGAAAAAGTGAAAGTGAGAAACAACAAATATTAGACGAAGCAGATCAAATACTGCGTGATGCACAAGATAACGCTGAATGGGAAGAAGAATAGTTAGTGGCTATTACAACAGTTACTGAAGCAACGAAGGTAAAACTTTCTGCCGCTAGAGATTCAGCATTGAAATCTATTGATCCAAAGATAAATGACAATGCGTTCCTAAACTTTCTAGCGATGGTGAAGACGAAAGACGAGAAAGACGAAGGAAAAGTTAAGTTATTTCCTCGAAAGAAGTATATCAAGGATTTGGCACATCTATTCCAACATGAAAAGTTGTTACTGATTCCAAAAAGTAGACAGATGACTATTAGTTGGTTAGCTGTTGCGTATTGTGTATGGAGAGCATATACAAGACCAAATCAATTAATACTCTGGCAATCCAAGAACTTTGATGATGCTGCTGCTATGGTGTTTGATAGAGATGATCCACAAGTAGCGAGATGTTCTTTCGTATGTTGGCATTTGCCAGAATATATATTTGATCGCCCAAAACCTTCTCAAGGAAACCTTCTATGGAACAATGGTTCTATAGTGAAAGCAATTAAACAGGGAGCAGACGTGATTCGTTCCAGAGCTGCTTCGGTTATTATCTCAGATGAGATGGGCTTTCAAGAAGAAGCTGCTAATGCGTATATGGCTGCCAAACCTGCTATCACAGGTGGGGGACAGTTCATAGGTATCAGTTCAGCAAACGCAGGATTCTTTTGGGATTTAGTAGAGGATGTCGCATGATTACAGTGGATTCAACAGTTATTAAATTAACAGTGGAAGGTGGAAGTCTTTCCGATTGGAATGGGGCTAATGGTATTGTTGCTGGAACGGAACATAATGGAAAATGGTTATTGGTAAATAGCAAAGGATTAATCTTTTCTATAGATTTAGATCAACTATCACCATCACCAAAAGTAATTAAAGAAGAACCAATAGTTGTAGAAGCAAAACCAATGGAACCAAAGGAACCAATAAGAACTACGCCTAAACTGCCAACACAAAGAAAACGATATGCCACAACAAAATCAAGGTCTAACAGTAGCCAAGAATAAAAATGGTTTCACTATAGCCAGAGTACATTATTCGGCTGATCCAGAGAAAGCAAAACAGGAATGGATAGCGAAAGAAAAGAAAGGTATGCCTGATTGGGCTTGGCGTAAGGAGTTTGAGATGGACCCATACGCTGCGAGTGGTAAACCTGTATTTCCTGAACTACCTCGTTGGGCTGAGTATATTTATAAACCAATAAATCATGTAGTCAAAGATGGAATTATTCCTTCATGGTGGCCTCGATATGCTGGATTTGATTGGGGTGGTTCTAATCCCAGTGCATTTGAGTTAGCAACGATATCTCCTAATGGAACGATTATATTCTACTGGGAATATTATAGGGCGAAACAGAAACCACAAGAAATTAACACTGCTATCCAAGCACATCCAGACTGGGAAGATTTAGTGTTTATAGCACACGATCCTTCTATGAGAACAATGTTACAGTGGGGAGGTGGTGTTGGAAAAGGTGATAGAGAACAAATAAAAACGCTTGGTGATATGTTTACTGAGTTTGGTTGGCCTTTAGTTTCTGGTCGTGCTGGTGATGATGTCGCTTTTGCTCAAGCATTGTATAAAGCATGGCAGAATTTAGAAGACCCCAAAGTAGTTATTACTCATGCCTGTCCTAAACTATGGTGGGAACTAAACCATTTAAGGCATGATGAGTTAAATCAGTCTCAGGTTATGAAAAAGAATGAACCTGAACGTATCGTACAGAAAGATAACCATGCGTTTGATGCCATAAAATATTTAATACAGACACACCCTGCTGGACCAGATGGTGCAGAAATATGGGATAGTATGACTAAGGAACAGAAAGTAAAGTATCCAAAGAAATATCGAGATGAGGAAGAAGTATATGATCCTTATCTAGGAGGATTAACTTGATAGAACTTATATTGTCTGTTTCATTTAGCTTTGTTTGTCTTTGTCTTCTTATTTTAAAAGAAAGAGAGAGGGAAAAAGACAAGAAAAGTCATTTTAATATACAAAAAGAATTATTAGATAGGATTATGTCTAGGGATTATGGAGAATATTCTG